ATCTTAACTATCTTAAAGTTAATGATACGAGCGGTAATCTACTCGTTGGCGCTAATAATACGGGGGACGGCGGAGCTGGCGAACTTGATGTTAATGTACGGTCGTATTTCTCTGACGCTGATATTACTCTCGACGGCGCTCTTAATCAGACATTGGATAAGACTGGGGATGGTAACCTTACCTTCCAGTTAAGTCAGAATACTGCTACAAATAGAAACTTTAATATTTTGACAACTAATGCTGGAGATGGAACCAGCAACATTATTATTACTGCCGAAGATACCGTACAGATTAGTGCGTCGGAAGCAACAGGTAAAGTTCATGTAGAGGACTATAGATTCCAGACAAACTACCTTGGAACTACAGATGCAACTATGCATTTAGATCCAGGTGATGATCGTGCAATAACTGGTCTTGTTCGTATTCATGGCAATCTTCAGATTGATGGTACTACAACTACAGTCAACTCTACACAACTGAGTGTGGATGATGTCACCATTTTACTTGGTGGTGATACCGTACCTACAACTGACGACAATTTAGATCGTGGTATTGAATTCAACTATTATGATTCTCAAGCACGCTTAGGTTTCTTTGGTTGGGATACTAATTATGCAGATTTAGCTGCTCATGCTGGCGGATATCGTTTCCTTCATGCTGCTACAAATACTGCCGAAGTCTTTACTGGTACTGATTCGGGTATCATTGCAGGTAATTTAAAACTTACAACTGGTACTGCATCTTCCTCCAATACAACTGGTGATTTGGTTGTTGCTGGTGGTGTAGGTATCACAGGCGCAGTTAATATTGGTGGTCTGTTAGATGTAGATAGTACATTGCGTGTTACTAGTACCTCTCGCTTCGATGACAACATGGTCATCCAAGGTGCTTCTAAGACTTTGCAACTGAATAATGGTAGTGGTACAACTAAGGTTGAATTCCAATCTACAACTGGTAATGCATCTATTGCAGGTGTAACTGATATCACAGGAAACCTTAACGTTAATAGTAACAAGTTTAACGTTATTGCTGCTTCTGGTAACACAACTATTGCTGGCACATTGGGTGTCACAGACGTTGCAACCTTCACTAATAATATTGATGCTAACGGTGATGTTGCAATCTCAGGTAACATTCACTCTGAAAGCACTAACGATATTACCACTGCTAAGAATTCTGGCACTGGTGTATGGGAGATTCAATCTAATGACTACGGATCTCTGAGAGTTGATGGTGGTGCATATGTTGCTGGATCTGCTCTAATTGATGGCACATTACATGTTAACGGTCCTCTTGAGATTAAGGATAGTGCGGACGAGACTGAATCTAGACTTAACTGGTTGAGAGTTAGGTATAGAGGTCGTTTCGGTGACACTTATCAGGCAAGTCCTTCCTACGCATCCCATAATACTTCCACCTTAAAAGCACATGGTGGTGCAGGTATTATGAAATCCCTGTATGTTGGTGCTACTGGATCTAATGAAAGATTCTCTGTTGGTAAACTAAACAATGGTGACACTGAGAAGTTTACCGTTATTGGTGCAACTGGCGATACAACAATTGAAGGCACACTAACTGTTAATGATAATGTAAATTTAAACGGCACGCTTGATCAGGACGGTGACTTTGCTGTTAGATCGGGAACTACTGATAAATTCTTTGTTACTGCTGCTTCAGGTAATACAAATATTGAAGGTACATTAACTGCTGATGGTCATACTGAGTTAAACTCAACTCTCAATGTTGATAACAATGTCACACTTGGTGCCCAGTTAACAGTTACTGGTGTAACCGAGTTTAATAACACCGTTGATGTTGATGCCAACTTTGCTGTTAGAAGTGGTAGTACGGATAAGATGACTGTTGCCTCTTCTTCAGGTAACATTGCAACTGATGGTACATTGGTTGTTCAGGGTCAGACAACTATCAATGATTCTCTGATTGTTGATGCTTCTAATGAACTCTTCTCTGTAAGAAACGGTTCTGCAGTTGCGAAGTTTGAGGTTGATACTGACAATGGCAACACAAACATCATCGGTACAGTAACTATTGGTGATGCAACTCAGATTAATGACACCTTGGGTACATCTGGTGTTGTCACTTTCACAAGAAATACACAGCAGACCTTAACTGGTTCTTATGCTGCTGATGGTGCATTCCAACTAACTGGTGGTGCTGCTATTGGTAAGAACCTTGCAGTTAGTGGTGATGCTAGAGTTTATGGGGGCACTGAATTAACTGGTGCTCTGGATCTCAATAACTCTGCAGATATTTCTGGTGCTTTGGTAACTCATGATGACGTTACTATCACTGCAGATAACAAAACATTTGCTATTCAAAACGCATCTGCTGCGAACAAGTTAACTGTAGATACTGATAACGGTAACACTGATATTCGTGGCACCCTAGACATCGGTGGTGATGTAACTGCTGAGTCCAATCTTACTGTTACTGGAAACCTCACTATCAATGGAACAACCACTACTGTCAATTCTACGGTCACAACTCTCGATGACCCTATTATTACTGTGGGTGGTGACACAGCACCATCGTCTAACGATGGTAAGGATCGTGGTGTTGAATTCCGTTATTACGACGGCTCTGCGAAAATTGGGTTCTTCGGATATGACAGATCCGCCAACCAATTCGCATTCATAACAAGTGCAACTAACTCATCAGAAGTTCTTTCTGGTACTGATGGACAACTTCGTGCTGGTAATCTCAATCTTACTGGTTCTGGTACAGCACTTGATGTTGATGCCAATGCAAATATTGATGGCACCTTGACCGTAGATGGTCAGATCATCTCTCAGGTTTCTTCTGGTGCTGCTCTGGTTATTCCTAACACGACTAAGATTAATAACCTCAATGCTGACCTTTTGGATAGCATGACAACTGCTTCTACAGCAACTGCAACTACTGTTGTTGCTCGTGACAGTAATGGAGATTTTGCTGCAAATCAAATTACTGCTGCTTCTGCAGTAGGTGCAGGTGCAGGTTTCTTAGGAAATGCAACAACTGCTGATGCACTGAAGACTGCAAGAGTCATCACAGTTGATGGTGTTGTTGACGGTAATGTATCCTTCGATGGATCAGCAGCAGTAACAATCACTACGACTTATAATGATGCAGACATTACTGCACTCGCCGCAATGTCAGGCACTGGTTATGTTGTAAGGACTGCTGCAAATACCTATGCACAGCGCACACTCGCTGTTACAGCATCTTCTGGTATTACACTGACGAATGCTGATGGTGTTTCTGGCAACACTACAATCAACGTTGCTTCTACTGCAAATAACTCATCAAACAACCTTGTCCTTCGTGACGGATCTGGTAATTTCTCTGCTGGTATTATTACTGCAGCATTGGTTGGTAATGTTACTGGTCAAACATCCGATATTAGTAATCATGATACTGGAGATCTGACTGAAGGATCTAACCTTTACTTCACTAATGAGCGTGTTGATGACAGAGTTAATGCTCTGTTGGTTGCTAGTACAGGTATTACTAAGGTATATGATGACACAGCAGGCACCTATACACTCTCTGTTACTCAGGCAGACGTTAATACAGACAATGTAACCGAAGGTTCCTCAAACCTCTTTACAACCGCTGCTAGGACCCGCACACACTTTACATACGGCGTAGGCGTAGAACTTAGTGGTGCAGGCGCTCTGAGTGTCACTCAGGCAGACATCAATACCGATAATGTAACTGAAGGTTCTACGAATATCTTCTACACTGAGGCACGCTTTGATGCAAGTCTCGCAGGTAAGAATACTGCTAATTTGGCAGAAGGTACTAACCTCTATTATACTAATGCTCGTGCAGACGCAAGGATTGCTGCAGCAGACACTGATGATCTGAGTGAAGGTTCTACCAATCTCTATCACACAAGTGCTCGTGCTGATGCAAGAGTCAATCTACAGACTGGTGCAAACCTGGATCTTTCCAGCAAGTCAACTACCAATCTTTCAGAAGGTACTAATCAGTATTACACTGAGGCAAGAGTACAGACCAAACTGGATAATGCATTTGCTCAACTACAAGCAATGCTCACTAATCTTGCAACTACTACCACTCTAACCTTGAATCTCTCTGGTGATCCTACACCTGGTGCTGCTGTTACCACTTCCGTCACAAATGGTGGTCTGGGAGGATTTGTTGCTGGAACTGCGGTTGCTACAACAGGTGGTACAGGTACTTCACTAACAGTTAATACTACTGTTGTTAATGGTATTATTACTGCCGCTGCAGTTAATGCAGGTGGTTCTGGTTTCCTCATTAGCGAGTCTGTAACAGTCACTAACCCCAATGCTGGTAAAGTATTGTCACTGAACCTAGCATCTCTTGCAGGCGGTTCTAACTATGTTACAGGAACTGCTCTTGCAACAACTGGTGGATCTGGATCTGCATCCTTCACTGTTGATATTGCTGCTTCTGCTGGTGCAATCACCAACGTTACTATTAACGACGGTGGCACTGGATATGTTGTTGGTGAGACAATCACTATTGTTCAACCCACTGGATTGGATGGTAGCAACCCTGCTGCAGGTGGTACAGTTAATGTTGCTACTGTTGCTACTAATGCAACTCTGCAACTGACTGACGTTACTACAATGGAAGTTGGTGCAACTGTGACAGGTGCTACCAGTGGCACCACAGGTGTTATCACTGCTCTTGCTGCTAGCGCAATTACCGTTGATACTGTTGACGGATTCTTCAAAGTTGGAGAAGTCGTCAGTGCTAATGATGTTACTACTTTAACTGTCCAATCGTTCGCTTGATAACAAATGTCCGCCACAAGACCCGCTACTAAAACTGAGTTAAAAAACTACGCTCTTCGTAGATTAGGTTTTCCTGCTATCGACATTAACGTGTGTGATGAGCAACTAGATGACCTGATTGAAGAAGCAATTGATTACTATCAAGAGTTTCATTTTAATGGAAGTTATACTGCATTTGTTAAAATTGAAGTCACTGATGCTATTAAAACTGCTGCTCAAGCAACATCCCAAATAGGATCAACCGCATGGTATGAGGGGCAAGAGTTTGTTTCTCTTCCTCCTGGTGTACTAGGTGTCAATCATGTATATTCATCTGTCGGCGCTTCTAGTATTGCTCCTGGTAACATGTTCAATATTAAGTACCAAATCTTTTTGAACGACATTTACTCCATGACTCATGGGCAAATTTTACATTACTATATGACATCTCAATATATGGAGACTTTGGATTGGGTCACCAATTCTCAAAAGAATCGTAGAGTTAGATTTAATGAGCATCAAGGAAGACTTTATTTAGATATGGGTTGGGGCGACCTACAGACTGGTGACCAGATTGTTGTAGAAGTTTTGATGCGTCAAGATCCCACTACCTATACTGGTATGTTTAACGATGCATGGTTGAAAGATTATGTTGAATCACTGTTCCAACAGCAATGGGGTCGCAACCTCAGTAAGTATGATGGTATTCAAATGCTTGGTGGTGTGACTCTAAATGGTCGTCAAATTCTTGAAGACGCAAGTCAATTTAAGAAAGATCTTGAGACAGATATTCGTAGTACATACGAAATTCCCCCTATGGATTTAATCGGTTAAAATGACTTATAGAAACGATCCCCCAGAAAATTGTATTCAGTCAGACTATACAAGTAGTTGCCGACTAAATTTAAATGGTTCTTCCCAGGAACAAATGTTTATGGGTAATCTCATTAATGAGAGTATTGAACTATATGGACAAGAC